GTCCATTCATATTTATCAAATTCGGCTCTGATACAACGACCAAGATGTCGCTTACATAAAATTGCATTTGGGTCATTTTCATTGTCGATGTTCTGAATATTCAGCCCACCAACATGGTCCAACGCAAAGTTCGCAATATCTGTATAGGTCGTTGTATCAGTCATTACTTCGCCTTTAATTATTTCAATGCAGCAATGTCAATTGCAAATACACGGTCTTCGTCTAAGCGAGTTGCCGCCATAGACATAGATGTGTAAATCTGTTTTGCATATGAGTGTTCTGGCAATACGTCAATCTTTGTTGACAAGTCAGACCAGATACCTACGCAAATAGGTTTACCAGCAACCACCAACAATTTGTTGGAGCCACCAAACACATCCGCATCAGACAAGCGAACGAATTTTACACCACGATATGGTGCCAAATCACCGCTGCCCAAGACTTGTGTACCCATTTGATTCCAGTTATCATAACGTGGGTCTTTGAACAACTGGGCCTTTGCTTTCGAGTTGATGTAGATAATAACCTGATTTTCAGTTGTGTCTACGTCCTTGCTGTCGATTTTTTCCAACACTTTGTCGACCAATTCAGTCAATGTTTGACCGTCTGTCGCTGTGATGGTGTTTTCGGCTGGCAATGCTACGAAAGCGTATGGGGATGTGATACCCTGTGGAGTATCTTCGTCTTCATCAACATTTACAATGTTGGTGATGGCTTTACCCAATGCCGCTGTGTAGAACTCTTTGTCCATGTGAACCATGAACGCTTTGGCCTGTGCTGAACGAATCGCGCTTTCTTCATCCACCAATGTCAACAGGTTGAATTGTGCCGATTTACGGATTGTGTTTTCAACCAAGTGTGGTGCTGGCAACCAGCGAGAAGAGACGTTCGCTGAATCAACTACAGTTTCACGGATGGAAACCAAGTCTTTTTCTGTACGAACTGTCAATTTTTCCAACCAGTCGATGACTTGAACGTCACGAACTGATAAGCCGGTTTTCAGCATTGTGGATGCTGCTGTGCGAGATTCACCCTGCTGGATAACAGGAGTCAATAAGTTGGTATATTGCTGTGCAATCAATTGTGTGTCAATTGTGCCTGCCATGTTTGTTTCCTTTTTTTAATGTTTAACTTTGGCTTGCGCCACCTGTTAGGACATTATCTTAAGGGAAGGTCTGCAAAAACCGCCTATAATAACTCCGTTATTTCGCTCCCGCCTTCTACTTCTTCAGCCGATTTTGCAGGTTCGACTTCAGGTTCGTTGGGAAGGGAACTAGTCTTTTGAGGTTGTTTAGAAGCCTTCTTCTTGGTCAACCCTAAATCCTCTTGGAATAATTCTAAAACAAATGAGAAAAATTCGCAAGTCGTTTCTTTATCGTAATATCCCCAACGACGAACATACTGTTCAATCGCAGGACGTAACAAATTCATTTGCAGTTTTCCGTCACGAACAAATTGCTCACGACGATATGGTAACTTTCGTTTTGTCATCTATTTTTCTCCATGATAATTCATTTCTTTCGTTTTCTTTGCGACACGTTCTTGCAACGAGTATTCCGGTAGGATGAACCCCTTACGTAACGCACGGAATCTTTTTTGGTTTTCTTCCGAGACTTTAGCCAGTTCAGAACGGTATTCACAAAATGCTTTAATTTTTTCATCGATTTCATCCTTTGTTAACGCAACAGCATACGCTGGGCATTCTTTTTCTTCTAAGAAATAATACAATTCACCTTCGCTCTTGTGAACGAACACACCATACACAATAGATTCTTGCGGAACAATTTCTGAACCGCAATCACGAACCGGTTCAAAATAGAATACCGGCTGGCCAATCATAATGTGTGGAATCGGTGTCAATGTTTCTCTTATCATATCTTATCCTTGTTTCTTCATAGACAGTTCTGTCAGACGTTTAATTTCAGCGATAATCTTGCGGTCGTTCTGAGCCAACTTCTTCGCTGTTTCTGGGTCTTTCTGCAATTCTTTCAATTTATACGCAGCGATTTCTGGAGTTTCAACACCTGCATTGTAATTGCTCAAGTTCTTTACTCCGCCATCCTTAGTCCCAACTGCATGGAACATCTTAACCGCCTTTTCAACACCAATCAAGTCTTCGATTTTGTCGAAGTCTTCTTTGGTTAAACCAGCCGCTTCCGCCAATTCACGAACTGCTTTGGCTGCAACTTCATTGTTTACTTCGAAGTCAGCGCCCCAAGATTTCTTCAGTGCTTCAACGCCTTTTGCACGAGCCTGTTCAGCCGCTTCCGCTTGACCTGACGCTGCAGTCGCATTCCAGTCTTCCAACATTTTTGACAGACCATCAGCCTGTGCTTTAGTGATGCCCAGTTCAAACAACTTGGGTGCCGCCACCTTTGAGAAATCTGTTTCTTCAAAACCATAACCGCTTGCATCATCTGGACGGCCCAGTGTCTTAAACACTTCGCTGTAATCTACAGTGCCATCTTCCGCTGGTTTTGGAATCTTAATAATTGTGTTCTTGTCTGCTCCGACGTAAGATTTTGTGGTTCTAAACCCGTCTATCAAAGCCGAAGCATCTTTATAGCCAGAAGATTGCAGCCAGCCAATATTTTCATCTGACAGTCCCCAATCTGCATAATACGCAGCGTTTTCTTTGTTTAATGTTTCGCTCATATTTTCTCCTATTGTTTATAAGCCCATTCATATCCGCCAGCGGTTTTTCGCCTGCCACTACAGCAGACGCTTATATTGCTGTGCGAAATCCCAGTAGCCCTTTCTGCCTCAAGAGTTCCAAAGTATTCTTTAATTACAACGCCATTTTTTATTTGCAAAACTATTTTGGATAATGGGTGTTGTGCCCCTTTCTTCCCTTTCCATGTCGGGTTGCCACGAAAGCCCAACACTTTACTACGATGTTGCATGTTTCCGCTGTGACTAACCCATTCAAGGTTTTCGACACGATTGTCTGTTTTAATTCCATTCTTGTGATTTACTTCGTCTTTACCATTTTGCTTTGGTATAAATGCTTCCGCAACAAGACGATGCACTAGGAAATGTTTAGATTGGGATTTGTCTTCTCCATAACGGAGACCGATTCTGGCATATCCATTTCTGGCTAATTCTTGTTTCATTTTTTTTATGCGGCCATTGTGTCGTGGATGGGTATCCCTATAATACACGTCACCACAATCTGTTACGTAATATCCTGCGAATCCCTTTATTGCAAATGATAGAGCCATTACATTTCCTTTACAGGACTCATTATAACATCAGAACCTACGATGTCAAGCGACTTGGTTTTTGGGTTTTTGGCTTCTTCTATTGCACTAAGAATCTCGTCAATCACTAGGTTTCTGCCTATGGAAACAAAAACAGCATTGGTGTTTTGATAACGATTAGTGCCAACCGAATGCGTTTTATCTCGCAAAGTCTCTAGATATTTAATGAATGTCGACGGCAACATAACAAGTGCCGTCTGTAATTCTTTCGTCATTATTGTTCTCCCGACATAATCTGCTCTGCTTGAGCCAAGTCTTTAATTGCAGAACCTACACCTGACGCATTCTGTGCCATTATCTGCATATCCTGAGCGTTCGCTTTCGCTTCTGCAATAGCAGCAACTTCTTCTTGGCTGTTCATAACAGACGCAGGAACATTCATCGCATCTTGCAAATAACGAATCAGTCGGTCTAAGTTAATCGAGTTGACTGCATTCGGGTCAACCGCCGCAAACTGGCCAACATGTTGCATCAAAGTAACCGCGCTGTTAACAGAATCCATGCGCTGGCCTTTCAACAATGGGCTGTCTAAGATAATGTCATACTGTGTCCGCAGGTCTCTCAGTTCCGCCGGCATCTGTGGCAAGATGTTCATGTCGCCATAGATAATCAACTCCGCTTCAATCAAAGGCAACAACAATTCTCTGGCTATGCGGTCGCCTGCTGGGGCAACCAAGTTCGCTTTCTCATTCGCCTTAATCATAGCATCAGTCGCCGAACGAGATTGAGTCGGAGAGAATGTCGCCAAATAATTTACAAACAGTGCTTGGCGGATTTTTTCCTGATACTGCTGAATCTGATAATCCAACGCAGGCATTTCATTGTATGTGCGCAACGCCTGAACCATTTGACGGCCTTCATCGTCGATACCGCCTTCAACCACAGTACCGTTCGCCGCAACCTTTGTAGCGTCAATGATGTCAGAGTTGGTTAACAATGTTGGCTGACCCGCCAAGTCTGTCTGTTTCAGGAAGTTGAACTGCAAAGAGTTCAACGCCTTGATAGACGGCAATACCGACATACAAGGACTGAAACCATATGGGTCATCACTGGATGGGAACACCGCAGAACGGAATCCCATATATGTGCAGTATCCCATTTCCGATGGCTCTTCCATCATTTCTTTATTTGTAATGTCAATGTAAGCCGAATGATACTTTGTCGCAGACTTGAACGATGGCTCAACCGCATGCAACACTTCAATATTGTCATCCAACCACTTGGTGTCTTCGCGGTCTTTGTATTTTTCCGGCATATAATTCGGAAACTGCTGTATTACATGACGCATTTTCATATCGACTTTGCGATAGAATGTATTTATAAAGCCAAATGCATCCTTGTCGATGTAGAATTCTTTAATCGGCAGCGAATAATAGTTAACACGCTTGCGCTTCAGGTCTGGAACAATCTGAATAATCCCGTGGCCAAACACAGCCGATGAAATATACGCTTCATTCACAGCCGCTTGGAAGTTCGATGTCGCAGAATAACGCATATTAAACAGCATTTCATTCTGTTTCGCCAACATTTGACCATATTGTGCCTGAACATCATCATCAACAAAACGCATTTTGTGCCACAGGTAGGCCTGCGGTGTCATCATTGAGTTCAACACAGCAGCATACATTGGTAAATGCAACTGAGCCGTATCATCCATTTTAGGAATCAACTGACTCAGGTCACCATTGGAACGCTTAACTCGGAAATACGCATTGCGAGGGTCGCAGAATACTGCCAATTCATCCCATTTGGAATCATATGGTTCTCGCTTCTGTTGCAATATCTGCAATCGGTTTACATAATATTGAATGTCTCTCTTAATATCAACAATGGCCATTGCTATTCCTTATTATATTATATGTTGGAATTGCCTAACGCACCTGACAAAAATCCATTTTGTTTTACGCCGGCTCTCTTTTGCGACAAGAACGTGGATAAATACCCATTTTTTGTTTTTTCGTTCTTCAAGGCCTGACCAAATTCCTTCATGTTTATCAACGGGTCATTTGGCTTTTCTGGCATTTGAGACGACGGTATCTTCGGTGCGTGATAAGACATATTGTAATCCTCTTTATATTACGACGCTGCCTTCATATATGCTTACGCCGGTTTCATATAATCTTCGGTTTTTATTATAATTATTTTTTATTGCCGACGCAAGTTCTATCTTGGTATGCTTCTTTCTCAGCACTTGGCCAGCATATAAAACCGCAGACGCTATGTCTTGTTCCAGCCCGTGTTTGGTCTTGAACTCTCGCCATTTACCAAGTTCGGATAATCCTTGGATGGAATCCCTGCTGAATATGGCATTGTTCAGTAGCCATCTTCCATTTTCGACCTGTTCGGTTCTCTGTAATCTTTTGAACTTAATAACATTGAACCCTTCTCGCTTAAATGTCTGGAACAAAGTCAGCAAAGTTTCCTTGTTGGTGGTGGCGGCATCAAATGGCAGTGCCACTGTTTTGTATCCCAGCAATTTCAGTCTGTCAAACCAATATTGCAACGGTTGGTCATTTTCCCATTCTATATTATGGACAACTGGTGCTGTTGTGGTTTCCGATGCCAAGACAACACAGGTGTAATCTCGCCCTGTGGAGTGCCCTATATCAAACACCGCTATCTTGGAGGTCGAGCGGGCCCCTTCTTGGACCTTGGGGTCGGTTGGGTCGAGCAGTCTAGGCGGGTTTGAATTAAACAATTTGGACAATTCTGGGAAGAATAGTGCTGTCATATCAGGTTTACCTTCATCTATAAACGAGAAATCGCATAGGAATTCGACATTGAACGACTGCAGTGCCTTTTCCATAGACATCCCTGAGCCAATACAGAACTTGATATGTTCTTTTTTAATCTTCTCGACTCTTTCTGGCGGGAACGCTTCTGGGTTATCCTGCACTCCGACCATTTTAGTATACCAATCTGGGTCGTCCTTATAGTCCTTATACATATTATACAGTCTATAATTGTCATCGGAGCGGGCAGTTCCAATAAAAGCGGCCCAACCATCTCGGTCTGCGAGTGCGTATGAGACTATTTCGGACCAAGTTTCAGGTTTCAACTGGGATGCTTCGTCGAGGACGGCCCCATCAAGGTATCGGCCACGGATTTTTTCGGCGGTTCGGTCTCCACCAAGTTGAATTGTCGCTCCATTGGCGAGTGTGAGGATACCATTTGTAGTATCAAACTTGGTAATATACCCTTGGTCATCTAGGGTTCGGAAAATATTTTGCACATTAAGGATGGACTGTTCGCCCATTGGGGACAACCAAATGTATTGTCCATCGCTTGGGCCATTATATGCGCGCTTTAGCATTTCCGCGGCCATAGAGTAGGACTTACCGGCTCTTCGGTGGCATACCATGAACGCTCTTTTCCACGGAGTATTGTGCATATCAACAAAAACTTTGCGAGGTTTATATCTCATGGATGTTATCTTAGCACCAAATTTGGTTCGGGTCAAGCGGGCTATAAAAGTTGACAAATAAAAATAATAACCCTATTAAATCTCATTTTTTCACTTATTATTTTTCACCCGTTTCTCGGTCCGTCATGTGAGATTCGACCGTTTATTATTTTCAAAAGAATAATGTTTTATTGTTTCAGAAATAATAATATGCGTTTCGCATTTTTTTCTTATCGTTTCTCGTATGTTGATATTGGGTCTAACCGTTTGTCAAAATGAGTTGGAAATAATAAACGGTTAAAGTGGTAGAGATGGAGGAGCGACACCAAATTTGGTGTTTGTAGGTGGGTTGTGGCTGGGTCGGAAAGGCGGGGAGAGGCACAGATTGCTTGGGATAGAGGGTTTTTGGCTATATGCTGGGTGAAGTGGGAAGGAACCGCCCGCCCCTGTGGTTTTTCGCTGGGGGTTCTGGGGGTACATTTTGACAAAAAATGATTTTTGTATAAAGTTTTGTAATATTATTATTTTTTAATTTGTTACGCGTATGAAAATATAGAAAAAATTTTTATTTTTTTTGCGATTTTTTCAACCTTTATCACCCGAAAAAACAACCGATTATTATTTCAATAAAAAAAACAAATTGACAAAATGTTTTTGATTATGATATATTATTTACAACCGCCCGATATTATCGGGGTAACATAACAAAAAGAAAAGGTAAAATGAAATGAAAAAGACAATTTTGAAATTGATAGAATTGAATCAAGAAATAACAACCGCGTCAAGATTAAAAAGGCTTGAAAAATTAAAAGACAAAAATCTTGATATTGATGTTAACTATTTACAATATGCAAGCGATAGTTTACAAAATTGTATTGACTGGTTAATAAAATATCAAGTCAAGGTTGATAAACTTGAAAGCGCGAAAAAAGCGAAATAATAAAGCGAAATAATAAGAAAAAATCACCGCCCTTGTCGGGCGGTTTTCTTTTGTGTTTTTTAATTATTCATCGGTTGAATCATCAATATTGAAAATATCACAAGATTCATAATCATCACCGCTTGAAATTGATGATTTTGATGATTTTGCTTTATCACTTGCGAAATCATCAGGCGAATCATAAAAACCGCGGTTAATGATATATTGACCGCCGAATTTTATAATATCATCACTTATAGTGATATCATCAATGATATCATTGATAAAAATCGGGTTTTGTGTTAATAATTTACCATACCCCGCGCAACTTTTGAAAAATTGATAATTCAAAATCGAATTAATCACCGATGATATTTTCAAGCGCGGGTTTTCGGCTTGTACCCCGAAAGACTTATCAAGATTTTCATTGATGAAAATATATCTTTTATATGAATATTGAAAATTACCCTTTTCATCAACCGCCTTGATATCAAGTGAATCATCATCACTTTTTATATACCATACAAAAACCGCTTTTTGCAAAATTGAATTATTATCTTTTAATTGAATCACCAATAAAGGGTTTTCTTTCAAAAAGTCTATCATATAATAATAAAGCGCCTTTTTTTCATCATCGCTTTTAATTGGTGATGAAATTTTATCAATGAATTCATTGATTATATCAATATCACAATTTGAATCTTTTACAAAATTCAAGATTTCTTTATCAATTGCCTTGAATCTTTTGAAATCAACCGCCTTTTGATTTTCATCAAGTTTTGCGATATAATTTTCAGTTGCTTTCAAGTTTATTTTTTTCAATTCATCAATTGAAAATGTTTTTTTTACTTTTTTCATTTTGTTGCCTTTTATTTTTTTATATCATCATCAACCCCGATGATGATTTCAATACTTATAATATAGTATAAAAAAAAATAATCAAGTGATTATTTTCAAAAATAATAAAGTGATATTTTTCACAAAAATAATAAAGTGATTATTATTTTTTTATAGTATTGACCGCCTTGAAAATTTAACCGCCCGCCTTGAATCATCATATTGATATTGATATCATTGAATCAAGGCAAGGGGTAAAATCAACCTATTCAACCCCTTGACCGCTTTCAAGGGGTGATTTTTTATCATCATCAACCCCGAAAGTAAAACAAAAGCGTAAAGACGACTGTGTAAAAACGCACAGCCGGCGTGAAATAAAGGAGTATAAAAATGATAACAAAAGAAGCGTCCAACAAAATCGTGAACACTATGGACGATGTTTACAAACTGATGTTGAAAGCATTGCAAAGTCGTATAGACGACTCGTTGAAAAGCGATTGTCTAGACCCAGACGAACCAGTCGTGAATGTCAATTTGTGTGACGCAATTATGCACATCAAAAACGCAATCAACTCGTTTGAGATATTTTGCATTGAAGAAATAGACTAACAGGTGCGTGGATTTTATTCCACGCACTTAACATAACGAGGTTGAAATGAAGATGAGTTCGTTTTGCTTTATATTGCAAATGAACACCGTCAACCCAGCCGTATTCTTTGATATGATACCGGCTGACGATATGGTGAAACTTAAACAGCGTATAGACGCGGCAGTGACCGCTGATGACGCACAAAAAATCATAAATGATTACGTGTAGGAGATTCAAATGGTAAAATTACGGTATTATAGAAACTTGCGAATAAACTTTAACTATTTAGACGTCGAAGAAATAATAAAAGATGATAACAAAATGCTCGACGCTGTGGCTAGTGTGCAATCAGAATTAAAATCAAAAACACGATATAGTAATACGGAATGCAGAAAACTGGCTTTTATGCTGATAACTGGAATAATACCAGATAAACTAGCGTCTTCGTATATCACAAATGATGAAGATTCGTATACAGGACCGATGTCATATCTAAAACGAAATATGATAGTAGAAGGTATGAACGATGAAGAAAAAGAATATGTTCGTAGAATACATGAAATAAACGGAGATGATTACGGACGCATCCAACATATATGGTAGACGATAAATGGTGTAGTCAAATTGCTACGCCACTTGTCGTTGAGATGACTACAAGCGGACTGTGACGAACACAGAAGCGTCTATAACAATGGAGAAAATTATGGACGACATCACTAGAAGAGCCAAAAAGTGCATTAAACATGTACGAAAGGCTAGCAGAATTGGTGCAGAACGAATGAAAGCGTCAGCACTGATTTTTGATGGCATTGGGAGAAGAACAAATACGGAAGAAGGCAGAGACGAAATTGCCAAGAGTTTCGTAACTATTCTTGAACATCGCCAAAAGACGAGCATAAGTTGTATGGACTTTCAACGCAATTATTATTATATTGCGGCAAACGGAAGATTAGCATATGTTCCTCGTAAATATAAAAATGGTCTTATCTTAAACGGTAAAATCGTAAATCATAAAGCGACTTGTGAAATAAAACAAGGTAAATGCGTAGCAAGACACAGACCTATAATCGACGCTCTTGATAGAAAAGGAAGAAGCGTAGACTCGGCTGTCAAAGATATATTGTACAAATACTTTGACGAACAACTGCCGTGTCAAATGATTATTGACACCAATTTTAGAAAAGCATACGCCCTGCAATATCACGGCTGTATGTCTACGGATGGTGATTTAGCAAGCGAATCGTCATGTATGTCAAGACGAGGCGAAGAAGCCCAGTTGTTCTACGGAAAAATCAACGGTTGCAGAGTTGCAAGATTTGAGACGAACAATGGTCAACAAGTCGGGCGTTGCATTGTATATGAATACAATGGTATACGTCACTTCATCCGTATTTATGGCAATGGTTCTTATCATCGTACAATGATAAATCTGATTAAAGATAATATGAAACCAGACGATTTGTTTGGTAGATGTTATGTAATCAAAGGTTTGCGTCTAGATGCGGACTGGGACGAAGATACACCGAATATGTATCTCGACGGTAACAGATATGGAATCTGCTATGACGGAGAAAAATGGACGGTAGTCGCAGAAGATTATGATTTCGACGCAAAAAGCACAAGTTCAAGTTCGTTAGAATGTGTATACAATGATTGTGATGAAGATTACTATCGTTGTGATTGTTGTGGTGCGAGAGTTCACGCAGATGATGTGTGGTGGTGCAACGACAACACATATTGCAGCAAATCGTGTGCCCAAGAAGACGGATACGAACAATGCCGTTGGTGTGACGAATGGGTGTCGCGTGATGATGGATTTTTTGCCGAAAACGGACACTTTTACTGCCGTGAGTATTGTGCAAATAGAGACGAAATATATCAATGCCCTTGTTGTAAAAGATGGGTAAACGAAGAAGATTTGTATAGCACAGAAGATAATGGTATGACGATGTGTAAAGATTGCTTAGATGATGATGAAAATCTAGACTTGGACACAAACGGATATAT